CATGACCGATCATCTATTTCTTTAATACCTAAGTGTTTGGCTCTACTTAAACCATTTTTATATCTATCTATAAAAAGAGCGGTTGTATAAACTTTATTGTAATTAAATTCATAAAAGGTATCTTCACAATCTATGGCTTCTTGTACATTCACATAGTCATCCCAATCAGTACTAAAAGCATATGATCTTAAAACATCAAAATAATCTTGTGGTAAAAATGTAAAACTTATAGTTTGGGGTTGTAAATTGTTTAATGGTGTTGCAACTATAACTAATTGATCACCATTGACCACAGGTATTGATTCGGGAGATCCAAAATAATTTGACCCATTTATGTATATTGTGTAACTTTCAACATTTGTTAGTACAGGACTTATAAGTCCTCCTGTTGCCGTTATGACATAAGTTGATCCAGTTGTTTGACCAGCAGGGATGGTTGGGTATTGAGCTGTTGCACTTTGGTTATTTTGAAATGGGTCTGTTGTTGTACCTGTCCATCCATATTCTTTTATGTTTGGAACTAAAAAATCAGCCCTTAGGAAACTGTTTTGTAATCCTTGAGTACTTTGCCATTTAAATTTAAACCTATATTTTCCTTTTGTTGGTATTCCTAATTGTGGGTCAGTAGATAAAACCAATTCTCCAAATTCGTTTGTGTAAACATAATCTAAGTTCATCGGTAGATTTACAAGATATGTTCCATCACCATCTATAACTTTACCCCCTTGCTCTAAGTCAACCCTCTCTAGTATAGGTAATCCATTTGTATCTGAATAAATAGTTTGTCTTATAGCTTGAATTTCACCAGGTCCTGCTACTAACTCACACAAGTTTCCTGTGTTGTTTTTTGGTTTACAACTAATTTTGAGTGCATCATCATCAGTAGTTGAAATTATAGATCCCATAAAAACTGCGGTAGGTTCCAACTTTATGTTCGCTAATTTACTTAAGTCAAAATCTACCCTTGTAATACCTATCTGACAAAAATCTTCATTACCCCAAAATGGGTTAACATCAACATCGTATATTAAATTAACAATCTGAGGAAGTTCTCGAAGATTAGTGGATGATTTGAATCTAGCCCCATTTACCTGTGATTCAGTTGCCACTCCTTGGGTAATCAGATCTTGAGGTGAAAGAGAAAAACATCCTATGTCTGAAAGGTCAACATCCATGACTAATGTTTGTTCTCCAGTGGGAACTCCAAAAATCATAAAATCACCACTTTGATTTGTGGTTACAGTGTATCGATAATATTTGTCATATACCTCAATATATGATTCATTCATCAAAACATCACCAACATTAGGGAATGTTCCCGTAGATGCATGTCCATCATAGGATGGTATCTTTGGAAGTAAATTATACCTATATCCTTCTTCTGTAGTGGTTGTTATGGTTTTAAATGGGTAAAGTTCAGATATAACAGGATTTAATTCATCATCGGTATCTAATGGAACAAACACAGACACTTTGGCGTTAGGTAAACCAAATCCCCCATTTACAAAAACTCTACCGGTTACAACTCCGTAATCAGAACAAAGTCGTGTGTAAACATTGTCCGCCAATATTTTTAAAGATAGGATTTCTAATGACTCCCAATCTTGCTCTAAGTTTACATTTATGTATTTGTCGACTCCGACTTCAGTTCTTATTCTATATGATTTAGGCATCTAAAAAATCGTTTTTTTTCATAAATAGTTTATTTCCTATTTTCAAAAAAATAGATCCTATATCAAAAAAATAAATGTCTATGAGAAATTAACAGATTTTAAGTTAAGAACTCTGATGTTAATATCTTTGTTTGGGTATCTAATTTGATAAATTTGTGTAGGAGTTGCAAATAAGGTATCTGCTGTTGGTTGAATTTGTCTTGTCACAGGATCAGAATATGGCATTGATGTTTGACTTGATGAATACTGCCCACCTACCTGATTGAAAAATGATATGTCTGAAACAGAAACAATTCCATTTTCAGATTGTATCAACCTTCTTAATTCGGAGATGTTAACATTATGACCTAAATTTATTACTAATGGATTGAAAAATCCTGTAACTATTTCAATTGTTTTTGCAATTATGGCTCCTTGATTTTGACTATTGTCTAACACGACATCTACAGTAACCGCCAAATCTATTGTTTCTGCGGCTTCAATTGATATGTAGTCATTTATCATTCTGTAATTAGACAAATAATTTGCAACATTCTGTTTAAGTGTGTTTGAAACAACATTTGTTAAACTTCCATTTGCATCATATGAAAGCATCTTAATTCTGATTTTATTATTCTCTTCTGTAATTGCAACTTTTGCTGGTGCACCAAATTGTGATGGCATAGTTCTCAAAATGGAATTATAGTCATTCACAGTTACCGCTCTGTTTTGAGCAGCAAAATTAAACGAAACCATGTTTCTAACATCTTCAGTTGTAGGTGGGTTAGCTCCTCCAATAGCTGCCGTTACATTGTTACACTGTAAACTATTAATAACATTTCTATTTGCACTTTCAGACGGTCCATTTACAGCAAATGAAACGGTACCTATTTGATTGATTGTATTTATACCAACATTACTTGATAATCCACCACCTATCCTATATTGCACAAACAGAGTTGAGTTAGAAGTCAAAGCAGCACCCATAGAATAATTGTTCGTGTATCTACTTAAATCGAAACCTTTTCCATCTCGAGCAAATTCTCTTAGTTGTTCTTCAGCGGAAATATTTCCTCCACCAAAGGTCATTTTACAAAATCCTTGTGGTGTGTATTCCGAAATAAATTTGTTAGAAGTTGTAATGTAAGTTCCTACTTTGATACCTGGTTGATCCGAAACTTTAGATGGGTCTTCAATAAAAACTCTATCTTGAACTAATGCGTCAACTTCAAACCATCTTTCAGGTCCTACGGTTATAAAATCTTGAGGGTTAGGTATTGTTGAATATTGAGTTCCTTGTTTAAGTAAAACACTTGTAATACCCAAAACATTTTTTTCAGGAAGAAACAACTCCAAATATGGTTTCACATCATTTGGGGTGATGACTCTTTTGAAGACTTTTGTTATACCATTAACAACTACTTCTCTTTTTACAATTGTGTAGTTCAAAAGTTTTCCACTTGAGTCAAAGTTTGGTATTTTTAACCTGTTTGGCGATCCTTCAGCGTTTATTGGAGATGCAAAATCAATATCATAAACAGTTTCAAATGGTTGACCGACACCGTTAACTTGTGATCCTCTTCTTAAAATTCCACAATATCTTAAATCTTCTCTATCTCCAAAAGCGGGAACAGTAATTGAAAAATCCACAAGAGCAACAGAGGGTCTTTGTCCTGGTACTTTTAAACCATAAGTTCTTGCGATATTAAAAACAGAATTTTTTTGTTGGGCAAACTGTAGAACAGTTTCTTGTATACTCCTATCAATTTGGTAATTTAAATTATCAGTGACCGCAGCATTAAGATCCAACATTACAGAGAAAATACCAGCGTCATTAAAATTTTGAACTAAATCAGGATAGTAAGTTCTTGTAAAATTTATTAGTTCGGTCCTTACTCCCTGAAAGTCCCTTACGGTATAGGAAATCTTTTTTTGTGCCATATACAATTAAATATTGAGTATAATGAAATCTTGGGACTCGAAAGCTGAGTCGGTAATTCTATAATCTATTTTTATTTTAGCGGTATGTTCTAAAGTGGAAATATTAGTTACTTTAAATTCCCTCTCTCCGTATTGGTTTACGGTGTAACCTTTGTCTTCTAATCCTGCTGATGCTGGTTCTACTGTAATATTTGTGACTTGTAGATTAGGCATGTAAGTTCTTACAGTGTCTCTAATTTCAGATTCTATTTCTGAAAATGTTGGTCCATCAAGTGGTTCAAAAATATATTCATATAATCTAGTGCCAAAATCAGGTAAAAAATATCTACTACCTTTACGGGTAAGTAAAAGATGAACCAAATTAGCTCGAATCTCACCTTCAGTAGTTTCCGTTACATCCAAATATCTTCCTGTAAAAGAATCCACAAAAGGAAAAGAAATACCGTATGTTATACCATTTCCCATATCGTATATAAATATAAGTTACCCTTTTTTTAAGTAAAAAATATGGTAAATAAAAAATCCCGACTTAGCTCGGGATAACACATTTGGTATTTATTTTTGTTCTATGAAGAACATCCAAAACATTCAAAATCAGAATCTTCTGGTCTTGGTGGTAAATTTAAGTGAGAATAATCAACTTTTGGAGGTTCGGGTGTTGTTTTAGGTTTTTCTCTTTTTGACATGTCAAGTGCCAAATGTTTAGCTCCTGTTGAAATCGCCTTTGTTCTAACATAGTAACAAAGAGTTTTTAATCCTTTTTCCCAAGAATAAAAATGTGATGAAGTAATCTTTGATAATGTTGGGTTACCCATATAAATGTTCATTGATTGAGATTGATCAACAAATGGTGCTCTGTCCGCAGCCATGTCGATTAACTCTCTTTGAGATATTTCCCAAATAGTTTTGTACTTAGGAAGTAAGTGTTCAATTCTTTTGACTTTTTTATTGTAGTTTTTATCTTCAGGATCTAAATAATTATTGAAGTTAATATTTTGAATTGATCCTTCATTTAAAATGATTTCATTTTTCAAATCTTCGCACCAAATTCCAATTTTTTCAAAGTCATAAATTAAGTACTTATTTACAATCATAATTTCACCACCAACAACTCTCCTATTAAAAATTGCAGAGTGAGCTGGTTCTGTCATTTCGTATGAACCTGTGATTTTAGCAGAAGACGCAACAGGCATTTGTGCTGTGAACAATGAGTTACAAACACCATACTCAATAACACTTTTCTTTAGTTTTGCCCAATCCCACATTCCTGAAAGTTGTGATTCATCTAATCCCCACATATCAAATTGAAATACTCCTTCTGACATAGGTGAACCTTTGAAATAGGTGTAAGGTACTCGACCACCCTTGATACAAAGTTGGTTACTTTCATATATTGCGGCGTAGTAAATAGTTTCAAAAATATCTTTGTTTAATTTACGAGCTTCGTCTGATGTAAAAATATAATCCATTAAATAGAATACATCCGCTAAACCTTGAGTACCGATCGCAATTGCCCTTTGTTCGAAACCACCTTTTTTTCCTTTACTAGTTGAGTAGTTGTTAATATCGATAACTTTATTTAGTGAACGAACAACTTTTCTAACTTCACTAAATAAAAGTTCAAAATCAAACTTACCTGATTTAATAAAGTTTTTCAAAACCATCGAAGATAAGGTACAAATTGCGGTTGTGGATTCATCTGTATATTGATATATTTCGTTACACAAATTAGATTGTTTTATCACCCCAATATTTTGATGGTTTGATTTTTTGTTTGCGTTATCTTTAGAACATAAATAAGGAACTCCAGTTTCAACTTGAGACTCTACTATTTTAGTCCAAATATCTTGTGCTTTGACTTTTTTA